TTATTGATATTATTGATATTATTATTACTATTGTTATTGGTGGTAATAAGAGATTGAGTTTGTTGTTTTTCGACCAAAGCCAATTCAATCTGTTTATTTGTCAATTCAATTTGTTTGTTCGTTTGTTCGATTTGTTTATTCGTCCATTCAATTTGTTTGTCTATTATTTCATGTTGATGATTATTACCTTGCGAAATGAGAACCTGTTTTACAATATCAATTATGGATGATTCGTCGTGGGTTTTTTCTGCGTTTTTTTCGTGATTAATTCGTTTTTTATGTTTTGCAGTATTACAATGTATTGTGTAATCTGTTTTTTTGCTCGTTAAGAAGTCACATGTTTCACAATGATATTTCAAATGGGATTTTTCGGCGTGTTTGTCCGGTTCAATTCGTTTTTTATGTTTTGCAGTCATTTTGTGCTTATTGTAATCTTTTTTATTGCTCGTATGGAAGTCACAACATTCACAATTAAAATTCATTGGGTTTTTTTTTCGAGACTTATATTATTATACGAGAAAAACCTCTAAATACTTTCTACGAATTATTTTTTTATAAAAAATGTTATGCAGTCAGTTATTTTAACAAAAAATGGATTTTACTGCATTATGCTCTCAACCCACTTTTCATAATTTCCTTGGTAAAAGTCCGCCAAGGAAATCGAAAATGGACATTTTTAAAATGTCCAAAATGAAAATTTTCAGGATACTTTTATAAACTACTTTTTTATTAGACTACTATTTACTTTTTGTTTTTGTAAAAACCATCGAAAATAAGGGTATTTTACTTTTTTTATGTAAGGTTCTCCAAGAATGAAAATGGAAGGTATTCTGTAGAAAAATATATTTTATTTTTTATTTTTCATTAGTTCCCAATATACCTTCTGGAGACGGCTTCGCCGTCTTGGGAACTAATGATTCGGAATCGAATGTAGAGGCATTGTACTTCGTAGTGGCAAGAGTTATCGCTTCGCACGCTGACCCGACCAAAATATATAAATAATAATTTGAAAAATGTATTTAAAGACGCCACACTAATAATAGTGTGGAAGAAGTATATGCTCTGTTAGCTCAGTTGGATTAGTAGCGCGAAACTGTTAATTTCGAGGTCGCAGGTTCGAGCCCTGCATGGAGCGAAATTCTTCCACACATCAACTTCTCTGGTCAGAGGAGCGAAGCCCCTCAACAACTAAATCGAATGATTTTGGTGAAGTTGTCTTAATGGTTTATCCATTTATTACATGGACTTCTATGTCATAAATACTAATATTTCAACAACTTATATTTGGAAACAATTGCAGAATGCGCGGATTTGAATTTCAATATATCTCGTATTTTTTGCGTGGTAGGAAATTCATCTGCACCATACAGTTCATTCAATAGAGCCCATTCAAACATACCACCATAATACACATATACTTGTTGAAACCCCAATTTCTTTAATTGATAATATTTTTTTTCTGCAGTTGGGTCATTGGCGTTTTTACCATAAACAATGACAATGATTGTATTGGGGTCGTAAGTATAACTGTTGAGTAAATCATTGATTGTTTTCTCTTCTTCGTTCGAATGAATGGAACATCGAATGAGAACATCTTGTTCGTGTATTGGTAGAGTATTAATTAAAATAACGGTTGTCGATTTCAGAATCGCATATTTAACATCTTCGAAATCTGCCTTTTGAATGGTGGTTGATGGAAATAAAAAAGAGAACATTTTATATAATCATATAAAAATATTTTATATAATTATATAATTATATAAAATATGGAAAATAATACTCAAATAATTGCAACTATGATATATCCTTTGCAAATCATTGAAGAAAGGTTATCACACAATGAATTGAATTCAAGAATTGTTCCTGTCGAAACAGAATCAAGCGAAGTAACCCTTTGTAGTTCGATGATATTTGGAGAATTAAATGAACCAATTACAGCGATTGAAATACATGCTATACATCCTATACATTCATTGTATTCAGTTGCATCTGATTATATCGATATAGAACACAATATGACTCCTCAAGAATTATCAGTTCTTGAACCACCAAAACAAAAATGTTGTCATTGTTATGATTGTTGTACATTGTCACCTGACGAAGTTTTCACCAGATACAATTTTTGCAAATGTTGTATAATTATTGTTATTTGTTTAGGTCTTACTCTTTTTTTTGTCTCTATAGTTAATAAATAATTATTTTGATTCGCTGCGAATCTGATTCATTCGATTCCGAATCATTAGTTCCCAATATACCTTCTGGAGAATTCAAGGCAGCACCGCGTAGCGGTGCGGATTTGAATTCTCCAATTGGCCCATAACCAGATTTTTACCGCCTATTTTTGTATTCACCAAATTTTTCACCTTTTGCACGGTTTGTTTAAGGTTTTTTGGAGAATTCAATTCATGATTAGAGCCGGTACCGCCGCCTGTCACTTTTCCATCACTTGGTAAACCGCTCGATGCATATGGAGGAATTATGGAAGAATTATCAAACACATATGATTGTAATGGTTCTGACGGTTGATTATAGTTTTCTATTAATTTAATTGTAATATCATAAATATAGTATATAATTACGTCTCTCTTTCGTTCTTCGGTAGGATCACGTATAATAAATGTATCACCAAGGTTTAATTCTCTCAATATAGAAATTAAGTCGTCATAATTTACATCAGATAATTTTAAAGCTTCTGTAATGTCGAATAATTTCTTTTTTTTATTTAAATATGTTATAATTTTGATTTCTTCAGATGAATGTTTCAAATTTTTTACAATTTGATTCAACCTTTCTGATTTTTCGTATTTTATTACTAACGGAATATCTAGGGGTTGGTATATTGTTCTGTCAGTATTAATTACATTACTCCACGGGTTATTATCTGTCATTGTCACAATCACAGATGGGGTTACACCTCCTATAACCTTTACATCCATAGTAATATACAAATCTTTGAGAATATCTTCCACATCTTGAGGAGGTGGTCCTGGTGGTAGTTGTGGTCCTGGTGGTGGTCCTGGTGGTAGTTGTGGTCCTGCTGGTGGTACTGCTGATGTTGGTGATAATGGGGATGTTTCTGATGATGTTGGTGTTGATGTTGATAATGGGGATGTTTCTGATGATGTTGTTGCTGATGTAGGTGAAGTTGTGGTTATAGGCTCGGACATGATGGGGATGGTAACGCCCGAATGTGCAAAACACTCATTTGCTTCTTCACGCGAAATATCATCTTTTTTCTTTAACAAAAATGTTTCGTATTCTTCATTAGTTGGTTCACCCTTTTTGGCAATTTTTGTACCAATATTCTTTTGATTTAACCATTCGTCTACTAATAAAATACACTTGGTGTTAGGAGGAAAAAGCTTATGTGGTATTATCACTGCGGGGTTATTTCCTTCTATAATTTTTTCAGGAGAATCTGAACTCAAATTGTTCTCTTGAATTAGTTGTTCGGATATGTTAGAATAGTTTTTTTTTACCGAACTAGTAGAATTGGATTGATTTTTATTTTCATAGTTTTCACTCAGGATTGGCACTGATACATTTCCTTTTCGAATCGCGGCGGTTGCTTCATCAACATCATTCTCATCGCCACCATATTTTTTTCGAGTTAATTGTTTCTTATTTTTATTAGTTCTTTTATTTGTATTTCTTTGATTCATAAAAATAGTATATAATTACATACTATTTTTTTATGCCATACCGTAACCTAAAATTTATTCGCCAATGGTATTTTATCCGTTTCCAAATAAACCATGAGTGGGTCACGATCAAACCGAGAAATCCAAAACCAGTATTTTCCATTACGAATATCAAACCCAATACAAAATTCAATCGACACTTTTTCAAATACAAAGGGTTCACTATATTTCAATGGTCGAAATGTATTTTTATCTAAAAGAATCAACATATGAAAATAATGGCGAGGTTTAGTCTCTTCGCTAAAATGTATCACACCCACTAAACCTTCATTAATTTCCACGAAAGGAGTGGAACCCCTCATTTTATGGAAAAACGGCACAAAAATAGTTTCGTCGTATACCTCCACAATATTCAATTTACGTACATTGGTATCATCATCTACAATTATCCGACCAATTTCAAAAGGCTCCAATCGATAAATAAAATATAATTGCTTGTCTTTGTTTCTGATTATCGGAATCCAATTTTTCTCACACCAAGTATTTTCAGGTGGTTCAATAAGGCATTCTTCCGTATATTCATAGTTCTCAATATTATATTCTCCTACAATCATACGATTACCACCAGTATTATGATAACCCACAGTAGTACCTATGAATTTAATTTTGTCATTTTCTATATATAGTCGTATGTCTTCAATATTTCGTGAATAAAGATTGTTCTCTAATAGGGTGATTTTTTCGGTCATTTCAACAAAGTTCTCCGGAACCAATAAAGATTCTCCTGTAGAATCTTCATCAAAAAACAATACAGATAAAATATTTTTACTACGAATCACATTAGTTTCGTCAGAATATACATAATAACCTTCAGGTGCGCATAAATAATTGACATACCGTGTGTTTAACAAATGTTGTCCTTTATAAGATACATACGACGCAGACGACGGATGATAACCATCAATATTTACATAATTATATTGATATTGTTTTGCACCGACTTCAGTCGATAAGAGAACCTGTGAATAAAATTCTGGAGGAACATACATAATACTGTCATTATGATCACCATTATACCATGAAGGATTCCAATCACAATCAATTGATTCTAACCACGCCCAAAAATTCACTTCCCAAACCAATTTATTATATTTATGAACAAAAAAAGGAAAATGTAGGATATATAATTGATGAAATTGGAGAACCGATGCTGCATCCCCTAAGAAGAACCCGCCACAAAACCTCCAAAAAATGGAATCAGTTATATGAGAAATATATTCATTGTTGTATTTATTCCAACATCCTGGAATAATAAAACAATTAGGTTGAAAGGTTCTCTTAGCCAAAGACCGCAACAATATCAATGTTTTATCTTTCTCGTGAAATACATAAGAAATACTAAAATCTATCCAAGCAAAATGTGTTGAATCCCAAGGATTGCGGTCTATACAATCTGCCATAAATTCTGTTTTGGAATTGATAAGAATTAAATATTCGGCTGTATCTTTGTCTTCATTCCGTTGACTAGGTAAAAACTGAGTGGCTGATAGCGATTTTGCTATCATAGTGTCATTAAGTTCCATCGTTTTCATCCAACGCACATTTTCAGGAAATTCCTGTTCCAAATCTTTGACATGTTTTTCACAACCCGGACAAGTATAAATACATATTTGAATACCAGTTTCAGCGATTTCACGAAAACGCTCTACTCGCCACGACCTCGTTTTTTTCTTATAATAATCTGATTTGTAAATATGATAAAAAGAAGTGACAAAAGTAACAGAACTCTTCATAATACACAACATATTGTATCCATTTTATATATTTATTTACATAAAATTGATTTTGATATTATTGTTCCTGTAATTGATAAAAAACAAAACATGAACACACGATCAATGACATTAGTTCCCAATATACCTTCTGGAGATTCCGAATCATTCGATTCCGAATCATTCGATTCCGAATCAGCTTCGCTGATTCTTGCATCGGATATCGAATTCAAATCCGCACCGCTACGCGGTGCTGCCTTGAATTCTCCAGCTTCGCTG